AACAGGAGTTAGAAAGCCAGACACTTTTACAAGTACATATACAACTGGTTTCCCTTATCGGGTCACAACAGATTATTACACAGACACAGAAATACCAGATCAAGTAAAAAGAGCAGAAGTAATACTAGCCGTTTATCTCAATAACAACAAAGATGGTCTAGGGTTGTCAGGTTTAGAGGATTATAAAAGAGTTGGTGTAGGCGGTGTTGCCGTTGAACCAGATAAGTACGGCGCTGTTGGCGCTGACAGAGTGCCGCCGCTTTTTGAACGGTACTTTACTGGGCTGCGAATCAGCGGACCGGGTAACATTTCACTAAAAAGGAGTTAATTTAATGGGCTACTATCCCGCTGCAAAAATTATCAACGATACAGCCGCACATACAGGCCGTTTCGGTTGCATCAAAGCATTGCAAGATTCAGTTATTAATACTTTGGTAGCTGAAAATATCACAGGAGATTTAACTGGGCTACAGTTCAAATCAAATACAGCAATCGAAGGGGTTATAACAAGCGTTAAGCTAGACAGCGGTACTGTTATTGCTTATTTAGTCTAATGCCATCATTTGCTGCTGCCTTACAAAAAGTAATCGACAAAGTTGCGGAGATACCGGGCGTTGGTTCAAGCGTGACGGTAAGAAGAGTAACACCGGGGAGTTACAACACTTCCACAGGAGTTATTAGCGAAACAACCGCCGATACTGTTGTAAAAGGCGTTTTGCAAGATGTAAATGACAGAGAAGTCAATGACCTAGTACAAGCCGCAGACCTAAAATGTACTGTTGCGGCTGACTCTTTGGCTTACACCCCTTCAACAAAAGATCGTGTTGTAATAGATAGCAAGGTGCATCAAATCGTCCGAATCAAGACATATCGTAGTGGTGCTAGTGTTTTATCCTATGAGCTTTATTTAAGAACATGATGATTATTCCCCCAGAAAGAATAGGTGGACACATGGAGTTCCAAATAAACCAACTTCTTAGGGCTGTTGTTTTAGAGGCTGACGCAAGGGTAAAAATGGGTAGCCCGGTAGATACTGGTAGGTTTCGTTCTGATTGGCAGATTGGAGAGAACGCCCCGGACGGCAAGCCAAATATAGACGGAAGTTTTCCAAAAGGTATTACACCGCCCAGAGGTTCTAATTATCCCGCTGGCTTTGCTGAAAAGATTGGGAATGTTTATCACATACACAACAATTTACCGTACGCTGAGGCGCTTTCTGGGACAGGTCAGGGCGTACCCGCTTCATGGAAGGCTATCGGGAGAACAGGTAGTGACCAACAATCTGGGCCATGGGTAGATAAGATCGCAAAAGAACTTGAGGACTGGTCGGTACAGGAGTATCAAAAAATATTGAGGAGAACATAATGGCTGCAATAGATTTGAATACAGTTAGGGGCGTTATTGAAGGCAGATTAAACACAGAACTTGCAAGTAGTCCCGCCGTCCCGGTAGTTTTTTACAACCAAAGTTACACGCCTACCCCCGGAGATTCCTTTGTGCAATGTCTTTTTAGTTTTGGAGAGGGAGAATATTTAAGTCTTGGCGGTACTAGCGATAGCAGTAACAAGGTTGTGGGTGCTGTTACAATCAATATATTTACTGGACAAAGCGTTGGCGCGGGAGCTAATTATGTAATTGGAAAACGTATTCGCGACTTGTATAATCGACAGGTCGTTTCGGGTGTGGTCTTTGACCCTGTTAATGGCCCTAGCCCAGTTGCAAACCCAGAGCCAGAAGGTTTTTTCCAAACACAAATTAGAATGACCTTTGAAGCATACGAGGACTTATGACCGAAATTACAGAAGAAATGCTTGACGTTATCGAAAAGGTAAAAGGCAAGCGTAACCCAGAACTCTGGGACCCACGTTGTAAGCAGTTTATGGCTGCTCAATCAACAAAGAAAACACCAACTACTGTTAATCCTAAATCTTAGGGTTAATATGTAGACAATTACCCAAACTTAAATCATGGCATTTTTTCGTGGAGAGGAGGGTTCAGTTAAATTTATCAATGGTTCAGGTACAACTGAAACTATTGTAAGTACAAGAAACTGGTCTCTAACCGTAAACAAAGAACTTTTAGAGTGTACCGATCATGGCGACACCTCTAGGGCTTATGTAGGTGGATTAATCTCTGCTAGTGGTAGTGTAGAACTTCTTTATACAGCAGCATCTGGAAACCACACAGAAACTTTAGTAGAGGATTGTTTAACCGCTGAAGATGCGGGAGACGCACAATTTGAACTTTTTCTCGATACGTCAGGTTCAAAAAAACTTTCTTTTAATGGAATCGTCACAAGCACAGACTTTGGCGCTAGTATCGGCGACCTAGAAACCATTACAGTAAACTTTACTGCGAATGGTGCTATTACATCTGCTGTTTAATTTATGTCTACAAATCCTCGCACCGTTGACCTTTTAACTACTGAGTTCAATATTCAAGAAAGACGAAAGTTTGAATTGAAAAATGACGCTGGTAAAAAAGTGATCGACTTATATTTCAGACCACTTACAAGGTCAGACAGAATCGCTGCAAACTCAGCGACAAATAGCACAGACGCGTTAGCGATCAGCACCCGCATACTTTGTATGTTGGCCGAGTTGGAAGATGGTTCAAAGGCTTTCGCTTTAGCCGATGCACCAAAACTACAACGCGAGCTACCAGAAAAAGTATTGAACGAACTTGAATTATTCTTGTTCGGAATGGACCCCGCCCCAGTATTGGGCGAAGCAAAAAACGCCTAGAGCAAGATAGTTGGCTCAACTTTGAGTTTTTCTTATCTTGCGAGCTAGGAATGACCGTAGGAGAACTTCGGAACCGTTTAACAGACAAAGAATTTTTATTCTACGCTGCTTATTTTGAACTGAAGTCCGAAAGGGAAAAACGGCACATTGAGGAATCAAAGTCCCGCACTCGATAGGAAAACTTTGTGGCTATTTCAAATATTGACCTGAGAGTCAATTCACAACAGGCAGTCCGTGGATTACGTCAGGCTCAGGGAGCATCACAACAATTAACAAAATCGGTTGGCGGTTTACGTCAGGCGTTTGGATTTTTGACCGGGGGGTTGTTGGTAGCTGGTGCTGTAAGAAATTATTTCAAAGGGTTTAACGAAGCAGAACAGGCAAGAACAGCGGTAAAAACTTTAGGGGTTGATGTAGACGTACTTTCAAATAACCTTTTACATTTAAGCAATAGTTTAGAGGGCGCATATTCACAGACAGAGTTATTAGCCGCTAGTTATGACGTTGCCTCTGCTGGCTTTACAGATGCAGCGGAAGCATCACAAGTACTTGAGGCTTCAGCCTTGGGTGCTGTTGGTGGTATGTCAGATTTGGGGACGGTATCTGACGCGGTAACAAGTGTTTTAAATGCCTATGGTTTGGAGGCTGATAAAGCAAACAAGATAGTAGATGGATTTATACAAACACAAAATGACGGTAAAATTATTGTTGACCAATATGCAAGACAGATAGGTAGAATCGCACCTACAGCGAAATCTGCTGGTATAAGCATTGATGAATTAAACGCAGCGATAGCAACTATAACCGCGCAAGGTGTCCCGGTAGAACAAACATTTACAGGATTAAACCAAGCAATCGTATCTATATTAAAACCAACTTCCCAAGCTGAAAAAATTGCAAAAGAGTTAGGAATTTCATTTAATGCGGCAGCTTTAGAATCCAAAGGCTTTGGAGGAATATTAGAAGATATTGCAGCTAGTGGCGCAACGACAGATCAGTTAGCAAAACTGTTTGGAAGTGTCGAAGCGATGAAGGCGGTATTTCCTTTGATTAATGATGATCTTGTAAAGTTTAATGAGAATCTCCTAAATCAGGCTGACGCTTCCGGGGTGGCTTTGAAAGCTACTGAAGAGTTTCAAGATACATTGTCAGTACAGTTTAAAGGCATTATTAATCAAATTGGTAATTTGATTAGGGCATTAGATCAGGGGCTTGGTCCAGCGTTTAAAGAAATTTTAGGAACAGTTGGCGACATAGTTGGTAATTTGGCTGAAGCCGTGGCTCTTATGACAGATGTTCAGTTAGGAGAATCGTATAGACAGTTGGGATTAGGTGCAAGCGATATTTCTTTAGGTTCTCCATTTTCAGGTGTTGCCAGTACACAATTCGGACAAGGAAAAGGAATCGCTAGGTTGCAATCTGCGGCATATGGTTTAAATCCAATGGCTGCAACAAGTGTTCAAGAGCTAGATAAGATGAGAATTTTGATAGAGAAAATACGAAATCAGGCGACAAGATTAAGACCCGGCAATCCAAATGCACCAGCGGCAACGGAAGTTATAGAAATGACAGGAAGGCTAATTGAATTAATTGGACTAAGGGAAGCTGAAATTTTGGCTACAAAAACGGCTGTAGTGGATACAGAAGATGAAACTAATACGAAAATCAAAGATAGAGTTAATTTAATAGATCAGATTTTAAGCAAAAACAGCGTAGAGTACAACCAAGTTACTGAGCTAACAAAACTTTATACAGATATGTCAATGTCAATACGCACAGGTTTAGTTGATGCGATTGAGGGCGCAATAAATGGCACTAGAACGCTTGGGGAGGTCGCTTCAGCGGTCTTTAGCCAGATTCAGAGGTCTTTAATTACTTATGGTGTTAACGCTTTTCTGGGGAGCTTAGGAGGCGGTATTGGAAAGTTTTTCAGTTTAAGTGGACGTAGCGCTAATGGTGGTGCTGCTTTAAGAGGTTCTAGTTATTTAGTAGGAGAACGTGGACCTGAAATATTTACACCCAGTTCTAGTGGAATGGTTAGCCCAAATATCGGAGGTGGTACGAATATCGTTGTGAATGTAGACGCTTC